ATCGGGGAAATAGGGGGAACAGGGGGAACACCATCCCTCGCACGCGTAAAAAGAAGGGGTTATTCCCCTTTTTTTGATAGATCCCCCAGTTCCGGGGGAGGGGTAGGGGAGGGGGTTTTACCCCCCACCCCTGGAACCCCTGTTGAGCTACATCGAAACGGCGATTGGAACAACGGCTGGGTGATTGCTGATGCGAGCAATCTTGAGAATGTGCGTGCAGCCAAATTGGGCAGCCCTAACGTCACCGTCGGCAGCCTGCGTTGGGAACTAGACGTGCGCCCTTGTCAATCCAGCCCGTTCAAGGCTGACCCTGTTGAATCTGATCCTTTTGATTTCTGATGACTGAATCCACTCGATCCCTGCCCGTGCGCGTCGATCTGCGCTTGACCGAGGCAGAGCGCGACTATCTGACCAGCGAGGCCGAGAAACGCGGCATGAGCCGCCAGGACATGCTCAGGCAGCTTGTGTTGACCCCTGAAGGCCAAAGCAGCTCACTGCCTGCCTATAAGCCCGTTGTTGTCTCCCAGGGCCGTGATGCGATCGACCGCGCCATTGATGCGGTCACTCGTCAATATCACTGCATCCCACGGCATCAGCTTGAGCCGATTGTCTGCACTGTCATCTGTGCGTTGACGGCGGAGGGTTGACGCCTTCTGCCTGGTATGCCATACTATTGATCAAGCGGGAGACCGCACAACACCTCAAGACAATGATCACCTTCACCACCCAGTCCACCTTTCACTCCGTAACCAGCAACGGCGTCACCATCGGGATGGTTTTTAACACTCGCCAGGCTGCAGAAACCGCCGCCGCTTCCCTCAATAAGGAATGGAAAGGGAAGCGCACTTTTGGCGTCAAGTCTTGGGAGGCTGAAACCTTCACCTCTCACGAGGGCTGAGGGCTTGCGCTCTCCCCTCTGGTATGCCATACTATGGACATCGGGAGAGATCCCACACACCTCAAACAAATGACCAACACCGCTTTCAACGACGACATCCGCCCTCTTCTCGACTGCCCTCTTCACGAACTCAACGACCGCAGCCTCTCCAAGCTCCGCCTCTTCCTTCTCGGCAAAAACCAAGACATCCAAGCCGAAATGAACGAGCGCCAAGAGATCATCAGCCGCGCTCAGTCCTGATCACACCTCAACCCCGGAGACGGGAACACACCACCTCAACCATGGATTTTCACAACTACATGCTCAACCTGTTCGAGTCCTTTGAGCGTCATCAAGATGAACTTGAAGCTCGCGACAGCCTCATGGTCCTCAACCGTGACATTCAACCCAAATGGGAGATTCAGGCTTTCCTTGACGGAGAGCTGCAATGGGCAGATCCTGCTTATGACGAAGACGAACTTCAGGGCATGAAAAACGAAGCCATCGAAGCTGGCTTTACCTTTGTCGTGCTGGAGGTTGATTGATCACACGTCGGGGAGCCTGATGCCTGACTCTTCCCCCAGCAGGCTGAAAGCTATACAACACCTTGAATCTGAACCACCGGTGCGCCGACCCAGGGGAAAGGAAAGGCAGGGCGGGTTGAGGTCCGATCCATACCCCGACATCACAATTCAAAACCCATGAACCAAGACGATTCCGCACGCGCTCAGCAGCGTCACAATGAACTTAAAGCCTTCCTTGACTATGAGCGACGACTCAGCAACGCCTACGCCAAATCCAAAGATCCGCACCCTCGACGATGGTTGCGTCAGGATTCAAGTCGGTGAATACGTTGGCACCGTTTCTTCCATGCATTTGGTAGATGTCAAAATCAATCAGCTAATGTCAGCCTGGAAGTCAAGACATCAATCTGGTGGCATCAATCAACGATCTGAAGTCTGATCACAAAAACGCAAGGCGCCGTACAGATCGTTCCTCTGATTTAATTAAAGAATCGCTTCAACGCTATGGGGCAGCGCGTTCCATTGTCATTGACGAAGAGAATCGCATCCTCGCTGGTAACGGCACCATCGACGGGGCCAAGGCGGCAGGCATCGACCGCATCCGCATCATTGAGTCAGAAGGCGACGAAGTCATAGCAGTGCGCCGCTCCGGCCTCACAGAAGAACAAAAGGTCGGCCTTGCTCTTGCCGATAACCGCACCTCTGATCTCTCTGAATGGGATCAGGAGATGCTCCACCGTCTCTCTGAGGAGCATGATCTTGCCCCTTGGTTTGACGAAGACGACTTAAACGAGCTGCTCAACGTCACAGAGCTGGACCCTGAAGAGGGCAACACGGATCCTGACGAGATCCCAGAAGAACCACAAGACCCAATCAGCAAGCCAGGCGACCTTTGGATCCTTGGCAACCATCGCGTCCTTTGCGGTGATTCCACTTGCCCCACCGACATCGAGCGATTATTAGGCGGAGAGAAGGCGGCATTGCTTCACGCTGACCCGCCATACGGCATGGGCAAAGCTTCCGACGGCGTTGCCAACGACAACCTCTACGACGAAAACCTCGATAACTTCCAAATGGAGTGGTGGGCAACATTCCGCCCATATCTTGAGGACAACGCTTCCGCTTACATCTGGGGCAATGCTCCGGAGCTTTGGCGACTTTGGTACAAGGCTGGCCTTGGCGATTCGGAGCAGATGGAGCTTCGCAACCAAATTGTCTGGGACAAGAAGTGCATCCCCGGCATGAAATCAGAAACGCAAACCAGCTTCCCCACCACCACCGAGCATTGCCTGTTCTTCCAGCTGGGCAATCAGTTCCGCGGCAACATCAACACCGCAGACTTCCCCGAAACCTGGGAACCCATTCGTTCATACCTTGAAACTCAAGCCTTAGCCGCAGGGCTCGACGCAAATGGCATCCGCGATCTTTGCGGCGTGCAAATGTACGGGCATTGGTTTACGCGCTCGCAGTTCACGCTTATTCCTGAAAAGCACTACGTCACGCTTCAGGGAAAGTTCACCGGCCTGTTCCAGCGGCCGTGGCGTTCGCTCAAATCAGAGTGGGACAAGGTAAAAGGTGGGCCAACCTCAGAAATCCAAGGCGCTCGTTCTTACTTCGACAACGCCCATGACGTGATGCGAGATGTTTGGGAGTTCTCCCGCGTTCATGGCGACGAAAGGCACGGCCACGCCACGCCAAAGCCCGTCGACATGATGAAACGGGTCATGCTTTCAAGCCTTCCGAAAAACGGCCTATGCCTTGAACCATTTGGCGGCTCTGGCTCAACTCTCATGGGTGCTCAGCTCACAAATCGACGCTGCTACACGGTTGAGCTAAAACCTGAATACTGCGACGTTATCGTTAAGCGGTGGGAGAGTTTCACGGGAGAAACCGCAGTTCTGGCTTCTGACAAAGACTGATGGGCAAGAAATCGACAAAAATTGAAGTCGATATGCGGGTCAATCGAGTTGCACGGCTTTTGGCTAACGGGGCCGTGCGCTCGGACATCGTGCAGTATTGCGCGAAAGAGTGGGACGTTGCTGAACGTCAGTCCGACACCTACATCGCCAAAGCAAGAGAGATCATCCGCGCCGATTGGGAAAGTGATCGCCTGACTTTTACTGCAGAGATCCTGGCCCAGCTCGCCACCCTTCAGAAAGAAGCCCGCAAAACCAACAACCTCAACGCCGCCCTGGGCTGTATTAAGACCGCCGCGCAGATCACGCAGATTCTTCAGTGAGCATCCTCAGCCACATCGAGCGCGGTTCAATTCTTCAACGCATTGGGGAAAACCATTCCAGCATTGACGCCTCGCTCTTGATCGAGCGCGTTAAGGCTGATCTGCACCCCGGCCAGCGCGCCTTTGTTGATGATCAATCAACGCAGATCATCGGGCTGTCGGCGGGTTACGGCGCAGGCAAGACGCGGGCACTTTGTGCCAAAACGCTGGCTCTTTCTGTCGCCAATCAAGGCTTCGTCGGTTGCGTCATGGAACCAACAGGCCCGCTGATTCGCGACATCTGGCAAAACGATTTCGAGGCGTTTCTGGAGCAGTACGAGATCCCGTACAGCTTCAGGGCATCGCCCTTGGCTGAGTACGTTCTGCATTTGCCGGGCGGTGACACTAAGATCCTCTGCCGCAGCTTCGAGAACTGGAGCAGAATCATCGGCCTCAACTTGGCCTGGGTGCTGGCTGACGAGATCGACACCGTGACGCCAGCCATTGCCGAAAAAGCATTTCCCAAGATCCTTGGTCGTCTCCGCTCTGGCAACGTTCGTCAGTTCGGTGCAGCATCAACGCCTGAGGGTTTCCGCTGGATGTGGAACACTTTCGGGACAGAAGACGCGCAGCAGCGCCCAGATCGAAAGCTCATTAAGATGCGCACGGCAGACAATCCGCATCTGCCCCAAGACTTCATCGAGCGGCTCGAAGCAAATTACGATCCCAGCCTTCTTAAGGCGTATTTGCTTGGAGAGTTCACCAACTTGACAACCGGCCAGGTCTATGACCGCTTCGACCGGGCAAAGCACGTCATAACCGACATCCCAGACGTAAGCCGCGAACCTCTACGCGTCGGCTGCGACTTCAACGTCGGAAACTCAAACGCAGTCATCGGTGTTCGTCTTGGAGAAAAACTTCTCCTGATCGATGAGATCAGCGGCGCACATGACACCGACGCCATGGCCCAAGAAATACAACGCCGAGCTGATGGACGCCCGGTTTATATCTACCCTGACGCATCAGGCGGAAACAGAAGCACGAACGCCTCGCGCACTGACATCCAGATCTTGGAATCGTATGGGTTCAGCAATCAATCACCCAAGGCCAACCCTCCCATCCGTGATCGGGTGGCTTCTGTTCAAGCTTTGCTGGAGAACGGGAAAGGTCAGGTAAGGCTGCAGATTGCCGCCAACTGCAAGCGGACAATCGAATGTTTAGAGCTGCAGAGTTATACCGAAGCGGGCGATCCTGACAAAGATGCGGGCTACGATCACATGAATGATGCGTTGGGCTATCTCGTCTACCGGGATTTCTCAATGCTCCATGCCCGCGCTGGTCGTGGTACTGGAATCAGGCTTTACTAAACTGCGAGCATTGGGCGGGATTTAGCTGTGTATTCAGGCTTTTCTGGTCGGCAACGTGTAGGCAACGTCACGACGGTTGAAAGCCCGAATACGGCTTACGTCAACATGGAGCCGCATTGGCTGCTGATTGAAGCACTTTTGCAAGGCACTTACGGCATTAGAAAAGGGCACCGAAAATATCTACCTCAAGAGCCAAGAGAACTTGACGAGGCTTATGACAACAGGCTGATGCGTTCAACGCTTGCGCCTTTTTACGTGAGGCTTGAGCGGATGCTGGCGGGGATGTTGACCCGCAAGCCTGTGCGTCTTGAGGATGTCAGCGATGTTGTCACTGAGCAGCTTTTTGACGTTGACCTTCAGGGCAACGATTTAAATATTTGGACTTTTGAGACCGCTCGCAAGTGCATTCGCTATGGGCACGTCGGCGTTCTTGTTGATGCGCCAAAGGCAGGCGATAGCGGCAGGCCGTATTGGACGCAGTACACGCCGCGAGACATCTTGGGCTGGCGGTCTGAAGTCAAGGATGGCAAGCAGCAGCTGACCCAGCTCCGACTGATGGAACAAATCACCGTGCCTGATGGCCTGTACGGCGAAAAGCAAGTGCAGCAGGTACGCGTGCTCACCCCTGGCGCTTTCGAGATTCACCAGAAGGACAAGAAAGGCGACTTTGTGCTGATTGATGAGGGCAGCACAAGCCTTAGCGAGATTCCGTTTGCTGTTGCTTATTCCAACCGCGTTGGTGTTCTTGAGTCGCGGCCACCGCTGGCAGACATTGCTGAGCTGAACCTAAAGGCGTATCAGGTTCAATCTGACCTCGACAATCAGCTGCACATCAGCGCCGTGCCGATGCTGGCAATCTTTGGATTCCCGCAGTCAGCAGAAGAGATCAGTGCAGGCCCAGGCGAAGCGATGGCGCTGCCTGAAGGTGCCTCAGCTCAATACATCGAGCCATCCGGCAACAGCTACAGCGCACAGTTCCAGCGACTGGAGCAGATCGCTAATCAGATCAATGAGCTGGGTCTTGCTGCTGTACTAGGTCAAAAGCTCAGCGCAGAAACTGCAGAAGCCAAGCGCATCGACCGCAGCCAAGGCGACAGCACGATGATGGTCATTGCTCAGCAGATGCAAGACCTGATTGACAACTGCCTCGGCTTTCACGCGCAGTATATGCAGCAGGCGCAAGTTGGCAGCAGCTTTGTCAATCGCGATTTCTTGGGCGACCGTTTGGAGCCACAAGAGATTCAATCCCTGCTGCAGCTTTACACCGCAGGCACGATCACACAGGAAACCCTGCTTAAGCAGCTTTCAACAGGCGAAGTCCTTGGCGATGACTTTGATGTTGAGCAAGAGCTGGACGCGACTCAGTCCGGCGGCTTGATCGAAATGCAACAGCCTGAACCCACGCCACCTGCCGCAGAAGAGGCCACAATGCCAGAAGCGGAGCCGGAGGTTGAGGATGAGTTGGCTGGATAATCTGCGGAAACGCAAGCCGGAGGATCCCATCAATCGGCTTTTGTTTTTTTCAAGGCAGGAGCTGACAGAGCAGACCTATGCAGTGATAAGGATTACTTGGTATCTGCAGGGCAAAATCTGTGGCGTGTCAGAAACGGCGATCGGTTTGTATGAGCAAGATGTGATCGCTGAGTTTTCTGATTTTGTCGGGAATGCTTTGCGCGCTGGCTGTGATGTTTCTGTGGCTTGCATTGACGATCCGCAAAACCTTGGCCTTTGTGATCCATGAGCGAGCCAGAGGCGTTTTACCGACAGGCGATTGACCTGAACCGATATAGCAATCACGTCGCGCTGAATGTGATGCGGGCGTACAACGACATCGTGATTGATGCGTTGCAGAAGCTTGATGATGTTGGCTCGTTGAACCCAAGGGAAGCGGCACGGCTGAACGCTCTTTTGGCTCAGGTGCGCGAGAGCCTTGACACCTGGGCTGGGGATAGCTCTGTTTATGCAGTGCAGGAGTTTAATGGCTTGGCACGGCTGCAAGCTGACTTCATCTCAGGGCAGATCAAAGATGTGGTGAAGCCAAGTTTGGCTAGCACTATTCGCACTGTTGAGATCACACCAGATTTTGCGCGGTCTGTTGTTTTGGCTGATCCAACAGACATCAGCGCCGCTGTGTTGCAGCCAAGCCTTGAGCAGCAGGTGCGTGGGCAGTTTCCTGGTCTTGTGAGTCTTGATGCTGGAAAAGGTGCCTCTTTGGTGCTCCCGAACGGCAAAACGCTAGGCGCAGGATTCAGGCAGTTGGCCGAATCTTCTGCCGCTAAGTTCCGCGTCACCGTTCAAAACGGGATGCTTACGGGTGAAAATCTGCGCGACATGGTCAAAAGGCTGCGCGGAAACCTGCAGCTTGCTGACGCAGCAGGCATCGGCCAGACCATTGCAAAAGGTGGCGAGTTAACGACGCTTGCTGATTCACAGATCAGGGCATTGATCCGCACGTCTGTGACGCAAATGGTAAATACGGTCAACCAACAGACGTACATAGCTAATCAGGATGTGATTGATTCATACCGCTATCGGGCGGTTTTGGATCTGCAGACGACACCAATCTGCCAATCTCTTGATGGCAAAGTGTTCAAGTTTGGCAAGGGTCCGCAGCCGCCTCAGCACTTTGGTTGTCGCTCAACCATCGTATTCATCACAAAGACTGAAGCCGAAGGTGATTTCAGGGAGCGAACGCAGCGTGCGGCACTTGGCGGCCTTGTCCCGTCTGATATGACCTATCCGCAATGGATCGCCAAGCAATCAGCCGCAGACCAAGCGAAAGCCTTGGGCGGCGAAGGTAAGGCCAAACTGTTCCGCAGCTTGCTGAAGGAAGAATCACCGCAGAAAGCCTTGGCCAAATTCGTCAGCAAGGATGGATCGGAAGTAACTTTGAAACAGCTGCAAGCGAAGTACGGTGCCTCTTAAGCGCGGCAGCAGCAAGCAAATCATCTCGGAGAACATCCGCAGGCTGATGCGTGAAGGCAAGAGCCGCACGCAGGCGGCAGCGATTGCATTTAAGGAAGCTAGAAAACGGCGGAAGCGTTAATCTTTTGTTGTACCTGCCAGGTGACTCGATGGCACTTCACAGCAAGTTCAAGCTCAAGGCCCAGGGCGAAGAGGCGAAGCCCAAGGCGACCGCCAAGAAAAAGCCCGCTAAAAAGGAAGCACCTTCGGAGGCTGAGTGATGCCTGGTCATTACGGAATGGGTAAGCCCAAGAAAAAGAAAAAGAAGGGCGGCAAGAAAAAATGAAAAAGGGTTCTCGCGTTAGCTGGACTTACGGAGGCAAGCGCACCTACGGGATTGTGACCAGCATTAAGGGCGAAGGCGCTTACAGCGTGAAAGGCCCTAGTGGTGGCACTGTGACTCGTCGTGGGGCCAAGGGTGATCCAATTGTTGCCATCAAGTCTGAAAGCACTGGTGGCCCTGTGCTGAAAAAACGCTCTGAACTTCGCGCTGCGCCTAAAAGAAAGTGAGCATCAAACGCGGTGGCCATACGTTTGCGGGCTTTGATAAGCCCATCCGCACGCCGAACCATCCGAGCGGCAAGTCTCACGCTGTTGTCGTTAAGGACGGCGATAAACCGAAGCTCATTCGGTTCGGGCAGCAGGGCGCTAAGACGAAACGTCCGCGCAAGGGTGAGAGTGCTGCTGACAAAGCTAAACGTGCGTCATTCAAGGCACGCCACGCAAAAAATATCGCGAAGGGGAAGACATCTGCCGCATTTTGGGCAGACAAAGTAAAGTGGT